TCATTGATGCAATAAAAGGAATAATATCACCAGAGCAATCTTGGTCAGCATTTGTAATGAAAATTACAAGCCTTATTATTGTAGCTGTTATTGGATATATAGGTTTTCAACAATACCTCAGTCTTGGTGTTGAAGAAGATACTGAGATCCCAATAGTAGAAGTGTATGAGAACGATCCTGAAAAGAAAACTAAAGTAGAGGATCTTATGACTAGGCTTCTAAGATCTGACAGAGATATTGATTCAATATGGTTATACGATTGGGTAGATGCCAGAAACATTGTTCCATTATTTACTGAGCCAAGAAACAGCGCAGACCTTTTACCAACAGGATATTGGATGGAAGGTGACGAATATGTCATTGGTCATTTTGTTTTAAGTCAATGTACTTCTCTTGATAGAGATGTACCAAATATTGCATGCCCCATAATGTCATCCGAAGATGCATGGGGAGTTTTGCTAGTAACATACAGAGAAGGTGTAACACCTGATCTAAAAACTACAAAAGCAACAGCAATGAAAATATCGGAAATTTTATATTTAATTAATAGATAAAGGGAGGTTATCATGGATAGAAATTTACAGGCAAATACAGGATAAAAATTAAACTTAGCTAGTTTACTTTGTCCCATAGCTGGAAGCTAATCACAGTCAACATAATAAGTTTAATCTGTGTCTTTAGTTTCAATTACTTCATCCACGAGAGGATCTCTTTTACTTCGACAGATGTTTGTGTTGCATCGTGTAGTCGAAGAAGAAAATTAACCAACGAGTTAGACGATACAGATGTGTGAGGAGAATGCATGAACAAAAATATTTTAACTTTTGCAAAGAGAGAAATCTTTGGATGCTCAGAATGTGGATCTATAGATTTTCATATTGAAGCAGAGCAGTCTATGGATGATCATAAAATAACACAGCTTATATGTTCTAATAGTGATTGCCGTACTGTGTATGAAATGAATGATGAAGTCGTGGAAGCAAATTAATGGCTAAATCACCAAACTCAATGTCATTTGAGGAAGCTGAAGAGCTTGTTGCAAAAGCAAAGCAAGTAGGTCGTAATAAGCCTTGGAAAAAACAATCAGATCTAGCTTTATCAATGGATCTAACTATCGATCAATTAAAAGGTAGGTTGAAGTCAGCCAGACATATTATTAAGATGCAAAGGGATGAGACGGATCATCAGTATTATACAATCCCTGGTCTTGAAAAGATGCAAAATCATGAAGAGATGTCTGCCAAAGAAATTATTTCTTATGCTCATAAAAATTGGAAAAAGAAAAAAGAAAAAGATGATTTACTTGAGCTGGTCCCAGTAAAGTTTTCTAAAGATCTTGTTACAGGAATATGCGTATGGGGTGATCCACATTTAGACGATGGTGGAGCAAATTGGGATGTACTTACATCTTTAATAGAAACCTTAAAAAAGTATGATCCAGACAGAGGATCTGAAAACCCAATTTATTCTGTAAACATTGGAGATTCACACAACAATTGGATTTCGAGATTAAGCAGATACTACATCGAGCAAAAAATGAGTAAGTCAATGGTGTACAAGGTCATTGAATATTTAATTGAAGAAATTAATTTTATTCTATTAATCCGTGGTAACCATGATATGTGGAATCCAGATAATATTAACTATGATAAGATGGATTGGTTTGCACAAGCATCTGGAACACTTGCAGTAGATTGGAGAGCTAATATAGATTTTCAATTTCCAAATGGTGTATCAGTCAAAGCCGATTTCCGCCATGACTTCCCAGGTAATTCTCAATTTTCTCCCCTTCATGGACTGCAAAAGGCAAATCTATTTAACACTAATGCAGATATATATGTTGCTGGACACAGACATAATTACGCATCAATGGAAATGCCATCAACTAATAAATCAAACTATGAGACAGGATTTAAAAGCCCAGCTCACATGCTAAGAGTAAAAGGATTTAAAGATATAGATTCATATGCAGATCAGCATGGTTTTGCCAGACAAGATTACGGACATGCTGGACTGATTGTAATAGATCCATTTACAACTCAACAGAACAGAATAAAGATCTACAGCGACATAGAATATGGAGCTAATATTTTAAAATTAATGAACGATGATTATAGAAAAAAAGGAGTAATAAAGTGACAACATTATTAGGATCTGCACAGCGAAGAAAGAAGCAAGGACAGACTGCTGGAGTAGGTGGATCTGCTTTACCAAGTGGAACAAAATCTAATTCACCAGCTCAAAGAATTGCTGATCGTGGCAAGACAAAAGGTGTAGTTAGAACATCTGCACAGCCAAGAAAAAAACAGAAGAAATCTAACTATTAAAAATTTGGTGTTGCGAAAAAACATTTCTACAACACCATCTGCAACACTTTACTAAGAGTTACTAGCTGTTACTACAAAACATTAAATGCTTGTATTCTGCACTAAATGAGACTACAAAACATTAGTTTAGGGGTTCGATTCCCCTAGGGACTACCAGTTTTCTGCTGTTTTCCTGCCCGCAACACCATATGCAACACTATATTTTCCGCCATTTTGCCAAAAAAAAATGCTCACGGCAAGGTTCCCCTCTTGACAGGTATGATTTTGATGATTATATTGACCTTATAAGTCAAACATATCAATTAACAGAGGAGGACATGATGACTACTTTAAAACTAACCGATAAAGAACTAGAAGCTTTAAGGATGGCTCTTGCCGTAGGCAGATTAAATACACAAAAATTAATTGAGGATCCGAATTATTTAAGTAATTTAAGAAAGCTTGTTAATTCAAAAGGTGCAATCGTAAGAATACAAAAAAAACTAGGCTTTGATAATGAATGGGATGGAAATACTTTCATGCCAAAGAATGAGGAGGATTACTATGACATCTCCTTTTAAAATTAAATTAAATATAAATGTTAAAGACAAAAATCTAAGCAAGCAATTGCAAGATTATGTTGATAATGAGATATATAATTTTTCATATTATGTTGACAATGGTGAGGTCTTTGATCTGCGATATAAAAAGTTTTTAAATAGCGAAATGAAAAAAGGTCAGGAAGTCGATCAAGATCTTTTAGAGCGCTTTATAAAAGATTGTGAAAATCGTTATGACATGGATGTAAATGGTACTGACGAAGAACCTTACAAAACTTTTGGAAAAAGATTTGGCACAATTGTTAGAAATTTAAACAAGGTTTGTTTTGAGAATAAGGAGATTAACTAATGAGATCTCCTTATAAAATTACTAAAAGAGAATCAAGAGTAAAAAAGGGATGGTCTGCTTGGACCATCCTTTTTGAAGATGTTGATTTAAAGGCTGAATATAAAGATACATATTTTGAAACCAGATCTCTTGCCAGAGAAGAAGCTGACAAGATTTATAAAAATAAACTTACTAATAAGATTATTCCTAAATCAAATAAAAAAACTGTAAATGAAGTTTTTGCTATTTATATTCATAGCCATGTTGAGCCTAGGTACAATGAAAATAAAGTAGCAAGGGATCAATACAACAGGATTGTTTATTTAGGTAAGCTTATCAAAAAACATTCTTTAGGTAAGAAGATTGCTGATGATGTTATTGTAAGTGATGTCGCAAAGTTTTATAGAGATTTTAAATCTGAAGGTAAGACTAGAAAGACTATTCAAAATTATCACGCAATGATGTTGAAATTTATTTCTTGGTGCATGAATGACAGATACATGACTACTGCTCCGTACACTTCAAGAATGATTGCTACATTATTTGATGACGACTCAAAAGAGTTTAATGTTGAAAGTATCTCAGAAGAAAACATCCAGTTAATTTTTGAAAATGTTTATGATGATACATTTTCAAAGCTGATGTTTTTGATGGCTATTAAGACTGGCATGAGAGCTGGTGAGCAACTTGCTCTTACATGGGATGATGTTGATTTTGAAAAAAACCTTATCACTATTAATAAAAACATATCTGAAGGTGAGGGAACTAAAGCTGATAAGTTAAGAAAATCTAGTTATGTTTCTGGCAGAAAGATTCCTTTAAATCCAGATCTTAAAAAATTATTATTAGTTTGGAAGATGGAGACTAAGTACAGCCAGAACGATCAAAGAATCGCTACAAGATATGGTGAAAGATTTAGAGCTTATGGTGGTGCTTCTTCATCAACTTATAACTATGAAGGTGTACCAGCTACTTACGATACACTTGCTTATATTCTTAAACATTCAATTAAGAAAAGTGGAGCTGTTCCGTTATCATGGCACAGCCTAAGACATTATGTTGCAAGTAAGCTGATCCTAACTGAAGGTGAATCAAAAGATAACATGAAAAAGATTTCAATGTTGCTTGGACATTCTGAGATAGCAACTACTGAAAGAGTTTATGCTCACTTGATTGCTTTAAGGGATTACCAAGACCAAGCCACATTAGATATGGTGGCTAGTTTATAAACTTAACTAAATACTAAATGAGAGGGACCTTCGGGTCCCTTTTTTTATGGAGCAAAAAAAGATGGGACCAAAGGAAGAAACATCGTCAAACATATCACCAGAGATCCCACCAGCATATGAGATAGATTTCTATGTCGTATGCCACGGACCAATATATACATTCCATCCTAACAATCAATGGGCTAGGGATTATTGGAAGAGGAATGTCGCTGGCAGAACTAACATGGGCTACAATGTCGATGATGTTCTGGCTGAAAGTTTAATCCAGGGAATGATCGCTAATGACATTGAGGTAAGTATGCTTGCTGAAAATTCTGACAAAGAACACAGACCGAAGAAAAAGATCATAGAGACGAACTGATGACCGAAGAAAAACTTTACAAAGTTATAATGAAGGTCCATGGACTGATACCTTGTAAAGAAGAAGAAGAGTATATTGAAGCTTTGCAGTACCTCTTAGACAATAATTTGGCTTTTGATATTAGCGAGTTTGTAAATGACATTACAAACATGTATCTGGCAGAAAAAAAACTTCATATAAGCCCTGAGAAGATAAATTAGAATCAACTGAATAGGATTTAATGCAAAACTACTGATTTCTCTGTATGGGCTTTAAAACGGCTTTGAGCAATGCCGACAGTTTTTTATACTAAACTAAAGAGTAATTTAACGATAAAAGCATATCCGAGTATAGTAACCATGATTACTCGTAGATAAAAATCAAATTCATCCATGTTCAGCTCTTTGTTTTCTAACTTCCTGTAAATATTTTTGTTGAAGATCCCTGAGATCTGAATACATCTCTTTTAGTATCTTATCGTTAACTGTGTGATCTTCATGTGCATATGGATATACATCATTACAGATGTGATTAAGATCCCTACAAGCATTATACAAAATCATACCCTTATCAACTGTCATCTGGAGCTGGACCTCTTAACCATGTTCTTGTTTCTTTGCAGTACCATTGGTCCATAAACCTCTGCGGTCTATGGCTGTACTTTTTGCCTTTAGATTTTTCCTTACCCTCTATTAATCTCTTTCCCATTTTAATCTCTTCTTGCGTAGTCGTTACTGAGTATTCCTCTCGTTAAAAACTCCTGGGCTTTTCGAATCATTACTTGCTTGCTTACTCTCGCAAAATAAACTTTCCCCTGTATCACTACTGTGATTTTGTTCTCTGTTGGAATCACCAGCAATTCGTTCAAGGGTATTTCTATTGAACCAGTAGAGTTTTCCATCTCGGATGTGTTGGAGGATTCCTTTTTTGACAAGCCTTGTTGTCCTTCTTTGGGCTGACCTTGAGTCACTTCCCCATAAAATTTCTGAAGCTTTTTTAGTGTTGACCAAGATGCTGTTTTTTTTGTCATCCTTCATCTACTCCTCCCAATTCCCAAATAAATTTACACTTAACAATGTGTTGTAATTGTCCCCAGTCTTTTCTTGGATCTGTACACCAACAGTGTATTTTTTTTGCGATAGCCATTTAGTAAACAAATCTATCATTTGTTGTTCTTCTTCGTTTGGACCTTCCTTGCCAGTATTAATCCATGCCGATGCTTTTATATCTTTAGATCCAATATTAGTTTGATTAACTGGATCCCAATTTTTTTGTATGTCTTGTTTAACAGTAACCCTTGAATTTCCGAGATGAGGTCTTCCCATTATTTCTTCTCCTTAAATTTAGTTTCTTGTTTGTTGTAGTGTTCAAGGATGCGATCATAGGCTTCCTTGTTTTTTTCTTTTAAAAATTTTAATGGATCTGCATTGTCAATTTTCCATGACATAAGAGCTGGCAAACTTTTTGTTTTTATAATGTCATCAATCAAATTAGCTTCCATTGATTTTGGATCTTGATCTTTAATTGGAATTTCTTTTTCAGGTGGATTGCCATCCGTATCATCACCAGTCGCAAGATTTAACATGGCTGATAAAATGTATCTTTTAAGATAAGTAATATCAGATCCCAAACCTTGTAGATTGTTGCCAGATCGAAGACTATGTTCCTCTGGCATCTCAACAATAGATGCTGGACTTAAAGATCCATTTTCATGGATCATATGAGCTTGTATAAAGTTACCTCTAAGCATTATGTATGGAGTAAGACCACATTCTGGTCCATGCTCTCTAAAGGCTTCTATAAGCTTGTCATAAGTAGTGTATGTATTGTTATGAGATTTGCCGTCTTTTTCAATTAATCTCATCTTGCTTTGAAATTTAACAAGAGATGAAGCTAGATCAGGATCTATTTTTTCTACTGTACTGATCATGTCAGGAGCAGTATCGGTTTCAACTTTAACAATAGGTAAATTTAGATCTGCATTCATTAAATAACTCCAAATAATAATTTTGCTTCATCAAGGACCTCTGGATTCATACTGCTCCATGAGATGTGATCCCAATCAGGTATAACCATCTGGACCAACTCTTCGAGGTTTTCACTTTTTCTTAAAATATGTTCGTGTCTTTTTAGATCCTGAACAATGTTCTGCATTGTGTTGTTGAGGTGATCTTGCTCTAACATCCAATCACCATTCTGTGGGTGATAAACTTTACTTTCCACATTGTTGGCGCAAACAATAACTGGCTGTCTACCAAAATATGAATTGTAAACACTAACCTGATTAAGCCATCCGCCATAAGGTGTTTTCGGAATATTACCTTTAGACCAGGTACGAGAACCATCTTTCCGTGGAGGATTCAGACGAGGTGAACGGATTTTTAGCTCAATCAGGTTACAAAAGTCAGGCTTGAAGTAATAAGGAAGCTCAATCCCATGAAGCTCCATAAATACATCTGTTTCACCTTCCCATTGATTTAATCCTAACAATTGAAAAGCTTGCTCTAAACCCTCCATAGCATTATCTACAGTATCATCTAAGGCTTCAAAGCAAGCTTTTGCTTTTAGCTCATCATCTTTTGCATATTTAAAAGGTACATATGTGTCCATATCTTGACGAGCTTTTAACTCAATCTCCTCTCTATCACTTGTGTCATAGATTCTCAGTAACTCGTCTTTGGGGAGAAGACGAGCATCGCAGATGGTTTGAACTGTTCTACCGAGACACATAGGAGCTGAGTCATAAGAATATTTATTTATAATATCTGATGCTTCTTTTCGTGTTTTTTGTTCATCTATTTTTGACTCTTTTAAAATCTTCCAAGCTTTGTCAGTTTGAGGTCTTATAAAAGACTTATCAAAAACTGTTTTACTAAAATGTTTACTAGCTGGATTACTGTGCCATTTAAAATAATGTTTACTAGCCCAATCAGGTATGCTTGAAAAAGAATCTTTGGTGGTTATGTTTGACGATGTTTCCATGATCAAAATATTTATTCAGAAGACCTGACAAGTCAACCACATAATTTCATGAATCTTTATAAATGTCTCCAGAAGACATTAATTGTGTTTATAAGTATGTGGATAACACTAAATGTTGAAAAAAAAATTAAAAAAAAAGGAGCAAAAATGCTCCTTAATTTTAAAATTTTACATCGAATTTACATTGTGGATTAATCAAACATCCTCACATCATCTTCTTCTTCGATAATTCCTAGCCCTGATGCTGATGCATTAACTAAGGCAGATAAGATGGGAGTAGCCCATTCTAATTCTACAGAACTAAAATCTATTTTTGGATTTACAAAACCACCATCAACAGAAAATAATGGATCTATAATTTCATAAGTTTGAGGTGCTTGTCTGGTCCTTTTCGGTCTTTCATATAAATGACCAACAACAATATCACCAGTGTCTTTAACCTTACAAATTGTAAAATTACCAAGGCATGATTTATGTACATAGTTTCTCATTAGAGGTGATTTTAAACAAACCCAATAGTGATAATCTTCTACAAAAAATGTTTCTAAATCGCCTGTAAATGCTTTTGAATCATTGTTTTTATTGACATAAATAAATCCAACAAGTCCCCAATGTTGAGCAGATTTAAAGGTAAAATGATTATACATACTTGACTGTAAATAAATCTTTTTTTGATCTGAAGGAAATAATTCCACAGTATATTGATCCTGTAAATACTGTCCAACAATCTCAATCTTTCCAGGTTGTAATGTAGGGCTACATAAATCAGAATCATCTTGTCTGGCTGTCAGCAATAAAAAAGAATCCACCATAATGTTATGATGTTTAATAAAGTAAGTTTGATATTTTTGTGCCATCTCCCATGTAATAGGACTTTTACCATGCCTGTGTTTTGACACAGTTTCCGTTTTAGTTTTTAAGCCTTTAGCAATAACATCATTTCTAAGATTATATTTTCGTATAACCTCATCAAGCTTGTTACTATATTCTTCAGGTGTTGCCATGCTTATAACATTACCTCTGTTGTTCATACCAAGATGACCTTCTGATATTGGAACATTATAATTAAATTTACCAATAGCTTTAACTTGCTGTTCAATATCGTCACTTGTAGTTTTTAGATTATTACCTAATTTTTTTCCATAGGGAACATTATTCCATAAAGGAATATCTTTAGGATCATTTTTCTTGCTAACCATTTTAAAACCTCCTCAAGTTTCATTATCATTGACCTACCTTCAAAAATATATATAATTGGTTTTATAAGTCAAACGAATTAGTTTTCGAAATCCCAAAAATAGATAAGTAAATAAACGATATGTATTTGATTGTGCTTATTAATAATTAGAAGCACTTGAAGGTACGCAAAAAAGGATTCGAAATGTATTTGATCGATTGGAAAAAGTCACAAGCAAAAGGTGAAAAGCAAATTACCTGGAAGGAGCTTGCGCATAGGTTTGGCATTAGCGATGGATCCATTATAAGACGATGGACTCTTGATGCTCATGACAAGAACTTTAACTTTCCCTCACCAGAAAACATCATCAATGTTCAGACAGCTACACTTGGCGAAGTAACGAGCAAGGATTTTTATGATTGGTTTGAGGGAACAAAAACAAAAAAGAAGGCGGAGGATTTTCATGCAAACAGAACCAAAAATTAGAATGATAGACAACAAGCCAAGAAGAGCAGACGAAATATTTATGATTACAGCAGAACAACTAAAGTTTTGGATGGATCAAGATGTATCAGTACAAGAAGCCATGGAAGGTCTTGGCATCAGACCAAATAAAGTAACGGGTGTTGGCTGGAAGAAGGCTGACTGGATGGATGTCGGTGTATCTTTGGTGAAGATCTGGGCTGACCATTAGTGCCAAGAAAAAAAGCTGTTTCTGTTGGCAAATGTTTTGTTTGTGATCGTAGACATTACAGCCATCTCGGTGGATGGGTTTTCAATGGTAACGGAAAACTTCTTTGCTACGAATTAGACTACACGAATGGAGAATTAAGGACTGACTGTTTTGAAAAAGCCAGAGAAAAAAGAGATCCCAGAATGGGACTGGAATGCAATCGGAAAGGACTTCGAACTGTTTCCACAAAAGAATTATCTAGGCTTTTTAAGGCGAATATGGAAGAGGATTTACAAAGATGACGAAATGTGATATCGAAAAGGCTAATATAAGCGAGGGCAACAATACAGCCCAAGATCTGCTTAATCACCTAAAAAAAATTAACTTAAAAAAAGCAACTGATAAGCCAAGTGTCAGCCATGCTAATATAAGACAGTCAGATATTAGCAAGACATTAGACGACACATTAAAGCATATGAATGCTTATTATGTCGTAGCAAAAGACAAAAGCCAAAAGAACGGCTATGTCGAAACGCAGACACATAAGAAGCTCACCAAAGCCAGCAGTAACATGTCCAGAGATGCATGGAAGGATCTAGCTCTAAGAGTAGGCAACATGACCTACAAAGAGAAACAAGAATGGATCAAGCATGCAAACTATTAAACAGCATGAATTAGATCTTATCATAAGCAATGGCATAGACCATCTTGACAACCTACTAGCAGAAGCATGCGAGACTGAAAAGATGATGCCTTCTGTAAGAGTAAAACAAAAGCTAACACATTGGATGGACTACAAGACGGAATGGACTGCTTATGGCTATGGAAAGGGCAAGTCAAGACTTCCAAAGCCTACACCAAAACAAATTGACCGCTATGACCTTGTCATAGAATTGCTATCAGAACATTGCACACTTGACGAGAGAAGGCTTATCTGGGCTGTCAATCACAGTGGAGCATTTCGAGACAGAGGACCACAATGGTCCAAGATCGGAAGAATATTGCATATCAATTACAGGACTGTGAAGAGACGATACATGGATGCATTATACAAGCTTTGGTACTCACTGAAGCCAAACACACAAAATATTGACTATAAGGTGTTGCCAATGCCGTCAAATTCGCTTAATAATAAGTAACCTAGAGCATTTTTGTGCGCACTGCTAAAAATCACAAATAAACCAAAAAAAACATCTCCTCCCTGTTGGCTAGTAGACGGATCGACATTCCCTTGTCTTGTCTTGCTCTAGGACTAGCTTGAGAGGAGTACAGGAGACAACGATGAATGACACAGACAATTTCTTCACAATGATGAAGGATAAATTTGACTATGCTTTTTTAGATTACTTTCATGGACTAACAACTACAGGCTTATATAAGCTTTTAGGCATTACATTAGCTGTAGCAATAGTATTGGTATTGATATGAGCTTATATCGTAACATTAATAAACGAAAGAAAGCTGGAACAAGCAGAAGCAAGAAGAACAGCACTATATCAAGTAAAGCATATGCCAACATGAAAGCTGGCTTTCCTAAATCAAAGAAGAAGAAAACATTAGTAGGCTAATGGCTAAAGCAAGAATTAACAAAACAACATTTAAAGAGATCTTAGATCGCATCATAGATGGTGAGAGCCTAAGACAGATCTGTACTGACGATGGCATGCCTTCGGATAGGACTGTTCTACGACATGTGCAAGACTCAGAGGAAGCTTATGAGGAGTACATGAAGGCAAGGTCATTACAAGCTGAGAAGATCCATGACCAGATGCTTGACCTATGGAATGAGAGCTATCCTATCGATGTCAAAGAGAAGCATACAGAGATCATGCGAAGAGATAAGATGTCCTACTGGCTAGACAAGAGAAGGACTCAGCTCCAACCACGCGGTAGCTTACGCAACAAGGTAGAAGACAAGCAAGACAGTGGTGAGATAACTATTCGATGGGGCAATGAGGATGGGTAAGATGAACCTCAACAATCTATTGCCACCAGCTATGAAGCCAACAACAGATCAAAGCAATAAGAAGAAGCAAGGACCAGTGGACCTTGGAGGAAGACCAACTAAGTATGGCTATGCTAGACCAAGGAGTACACTGCTATAGGCTGAGAGACGGGAAGCACAAGCCCAGCCCTGTCAGTCTTCACGCGCACACGCGATTGCTGACAGATCTAAGGGGTATGGTTCCCCTTAACATTGGCAGATCTCTGGGAATAAATGAATCGCAACACTGTTTGCAACACGAAACCTACAAAAAACCAAGGCGGTACCCCCAAGAATGCTGGCGGGGAGCTGTATATCGTTTATAGACCGATTGAGGAGACACACACATTGACTGAGGTAGTTATACCATATACTCCCAGACCATTGCAGAATGATCTGCACCAGGAGTTAGATAAACATAGATGGGCTGTAATAGTTTGCCATAGAAGATTTGGTAAAACTGTTATGGCTATAAATCATTTATTGCGAGCAAGTATTCTTAGCGAAAAAAAGAATCCTAGATTTTCATATATAGCTCCCACATATCGACAAGCTAAATCGGTGGCATGGGATTATATAAAACAATTTACCAGTAAGATTCCCAACATAAAATATAATGAAACGGAATTACGATGCGATCTACCAAATGGAGCTAGAATAACTCTACTAGGATCGGAAAACCCAGATAGCCTTAGAGGTATATATTTAGATGGTTGTGTTATCGATGAGGTAGCTGACATGCCAGAGAGTGTCTTTCCAGAGGTTATCAGACCAGCTTTATCCGATAGAAAAGGTTTCTGTTATTTTATTGGGACTCCTAAAGGTCATAATATGTTTTTTGATCTTTATGAAAATGGAGAACAACAGCCTGAATGGTATACGGCTTTATATAAGGCTAGTGAAACAAATATATTAGATGAAGAGGAATTGAGACAAGCTTCTCAAACAATGTCCCCAGATCAGTACAATCAGGAATTTGAATGTAGTTGGGTAGCAAATATACCAGGATCTATCTACGGATCGGAGATGGAGGAGCTACAAGAGAATGGGAAAATCACAACTTGTCCTTATGATCCTTCTTTGCGTGTCGATACTTATTGGGATCTTGGGTTAAACGATAGTACCGCTATTTGGTTTGCACAAACATCCAGAGGTGGAGCTGTATCGGTAATAGATTATTATGAAGTTAGAAACGAAGGTCTTCCGCATTTCGTTCATGTACTTGAAGAGAAAGATTATTTATACGGCACCCACAATGCACCACATGATATTGAGGTCCGAGAACTTGGTACAGGAAGATCCAGAAGAGAAGTAGCTTATGATCTAGGAATAAATTTTAGGGTTGTTCCGAAGCTTCCCCTGGAGGATGGGATCCATGCCGTGAAGATGATGTTACCTCGATGCACCTTTGATATTAAGAACTGTAAGGAAGGTATTGAAGCCCTCCGACATTATCACCGAGCCTATAATGAAAGGACCAGAACTTTCCGAGCTACACCAGTCCATGATTGGACCAGCCACGGAGCTGATGCATTTCGCTATATGGCAGTAGGTTTAAAACAACAACAAGTCCAGCAAGCCCCACAAAGCTTTGCTGATAATAAATGGGATCCTCTTGGATCTGATAAAAGGATGAAGGCAATTGGCTAAAACAAAAAAAGTATATGTTCCTGTAGAAACACAAAAAGAAACTACACAAGATAATTTACTAGAGACGGAACCAGTAGCACCAGTCGTTGATCCTTATACAACGCAATATTCTGAAAAGAAAACTTTTACGGATCCAACAACTGGTCAAAGTATTATGTTAAATCCTGGCGAGCCTATTGATCCAACTATGATCAATGAAGGGGAAACTATTATTCCTGATGCGGTTGTTATTCGTAAAGACCTTGTGCAGAAAACAAAAGAAATGTTGATGAGAAGGTTTTCAAGAAAGAATACAATTGTCACTGGTCCTATGGGGTTAATGACACCAACTCCAGTAGCCTATGCTGGTGCTTTTGGTATTACCGATGGTGCAACAGGCGATCAAATTATACAGCAAGGTGCCGAACAAGGTTTTGTACCATTAGATACAATTCAAAAAAATAGCGATGAGTTAATCGAGACCATAGTGTTTGAGTCTCAGGAAGTCTAAAAATTTTTTTAAACATTACCCCAGAAGGAAAGTAAATGAGTACAACAGGATTAGGGATAGATCTTTCAGGAATAGATCCCAATTTATTAATGGGACCGAATAATCAAACGGCTAATGCTGTATCTTCTTCTGGTGGATCTTTAATAAGCAATGATAGTGCAGTAAGCCCTGATGATGTTGTAACCACAAATGAGGATCAAATAGATGCTAATTCAATTACTAAAACAACTGGTCTTGACACCACTTTACTCTCTACTGTTTCAAATGAGACAACTACTGACACTCCTCAAATTGCTGGTGGTGATAATACTGGTGTTTCTGGTAACATTGATGTTGAATCTGTAACACCTGATTTTGTATTAGATCCTAATTGGCAATCTATTAATAACAATGTTCCAGGATCAAGCTGGTCCCAAAACACTGATGGCAGTTATACGCAAACCAGTGTTATAGATCTTACTGACTTTGGTGGTGAGGGTGAGACAACAGTTAGCTATGACTATACAAAAGACGGAAAATTTATTGGTATATCGGATGGAACAAGAACCCCAGCCACAGGACCTATAGATAGCGATAGTATTGTTGGTGGATCTGGTGAGGATTCTATTATTGGTGGTGTTGGTAACGATACACTTGAAAATGTATCGACAATTAATACTGAGCCAATTGAATTAAATAATGGCAATCTTGCTTATGGATTTGATAGCAATAATGATGGCGAAATAGATACCTATAGAATTGAAGATTCAACTGGAGCTGAAGTAGAAACAATTAATGCTGATCAGTTTACTGGTGTAGATTATGCTGGTCTTAATACAGTGCCAGCGAGTACCGATGAAGTGTTTGTCAACATGGCTACTACTCTTGGTGAGGATCATGTTTGGAATACAGGATCAGAGGATCTTAATGGCGATGGTATTCCAGATGGTATTACCAATATGGATGGCGAAGGCAATGGCTTGATGGCAACTCTTATTCAAGAACATACTTTTGCTGACGGATCAAAAGGATTTGTTTATGTCTTACCATCAAATGAAATTACAGGCATGAGCCAAGCACCTATATTTTATTTTAATGAAAAAGGTCAGGTAGTCGATAGCGAAGGTAAAGCATTAACAGATCAGACAACTGGATCTAGCGATGGCGATGGTGATGGTGATGGCGATGGTGATACTAACACTGTTGGCAATACAGGATTAACACAGGATGAATACGATACTGTTGTAACGACATTAGAGACAATATTAGTTAATACAGGATCCGACACAACAGAAGAGCTTGTTGGATATTATAACGAGATCTCTGGTTTATTTGCTACAGGCGAAAACGGATCTTTGACAGAAGACGATCAAGTAAGGCTTACAGCTTTCTGGAACACTATGATTGAGCAAGGTGAAACAACTGGTGTAATCATGTCTTCTAAAACAATGGGCGATTATTTTGAACTCGTTAAAGAATATACTGGTCAATATAATGGTCAAATAGCAGAAGCAGATCTGGACCAATTCTTAGCTGACTGGTTAGCTGAATCTGTATTGTTTGAGTCTTCATTAGATAACTCACAAAAATGGAGTCTCGATAATATTACTGAACATAGTCAATACGAAAACTTAGGTAATCTTATTGAGCTTGTTTATGGAGAGGGTAGAACTCTTACACCTGAAGAAGCTATGCGTTACCTAACCGATTACTCCTGGAAGCTTGATGGTGTATGGACCTATGGTGTAGGTGGAGATGCTATTGGAAAACAAGACCTTAGTGTAACAAACTTCCTTGTTCAGCAAATGATTTTAGATGCTAGAGGAACGGATCAAGAATATGTAACTTCGTTCTGGTTAGCTAATGAAGATCTGGATCTTTCAGCATATGGATTAAGCTTAGAGCAAATTGCTGAAGCATGGGGAACAACAACAGAAGAACTTAAAATTAATACAGCGAAAGCTAAAAAAGATAAGAAGAAAAAACAATCTACTGGATCTTTCTTTGCACCTAAAGATGTTGTTCGTATAGGTGACGAGGATCCAAACCAAGTTAGGCAAGGTCAGACTAGGGGACCTAATTTTAGAAACAAAACTCGTACTGCTTCTTTACTCGGTGGAAGTGTAAACAGAAAAACTTTAGTGGGATCATAATATGGCTGATGAAGAAATAATAGATGTAGAGCCATCTATAAATGAAGATACAAAAAAAATAGCTTCTAAACTTTTAGATAGGCTGTCTTCTTTAGAAGAGCAAAGAGAAACTTGGGAAGAACATTGGCAAGATGTTGCTGACTACATTGTACCAAGAAAAGCAGATTTTACTCGTACACGATCTGCTGGTGATAAGAGAATGGAAAAGATCTACGATGGTACTGCAATACATTCTTCTGAACTTTTATCAGCATCTATTCATGGCATGTTAACTTCTGCATCAACTAACTGGTTTAATTTATGTTACATGAACTTTCAGCTTACTTTAATTGATGAAGCAAAAGAATGGTTAGAAGAAGTAGAGAACATTATGTATGCTCATTTTCATAGATCTAACTTTCAAGAACAGATCCATGAACTTTACCACGATCTTATTACTTTTGGTACAGCCGTCATTTATGTAGAAAGTAATCCTGAATCTGGTTTTCGTTTTGAAACTAGACATATTTCTGAATGCTTCTTAGCTGAGAATAGCGAAGGCAGAGTCGATACAGTTTATAGAAAATATAAAATGTCTGTTCGTTCTGCTCAAAAACTTTTTGGTGAAGAAGCGTCTTCTCGTATTAACAAATTAATGAAAACAAATCCCTATGAAGAGATTGAGATTGTTCATGTTGTAATGCCAAGAGATGATAGAGATGTAGAAAAACTATCTGCTGAAAATAAACCTTTTGCGTCTATCTATATAGATCCAGAAGAAAAAGTAATTATTAAAGAATCTGGTTTTGATGAGTTTCCTTACATGTGTCCACGATACTTAAAAGCAAGTTTTGAAAGTGGTTATGGAAGATCTCCAGCTATGCAATCATTACCTGATGTTAAAATGTTAAACAAGATGAGTGAAGTAACTATTAGATCTGCTGAGAAACAAGTAGATCCTCCTCTTATGCTACCTGACGATGGTTTTATGTTACCAATAAGAACTGTACCAGGTGGTTTAAATTTCTACAGAAGTGGAACAAGAGATAGACTAGAGCCTTTACAAACTGGATCTAATAATCCTCTTGGTCTGCAAATGGAAGACCAAAGACGGCAAGCGATAAGATCTGCGTTTTATGTCGATCAATTGGTCATGGGGGCTGGTCCTCAAATGACGGCTACTGAGGTGGTTGCAAGGACCGAAGAAAAAATGAGACTTCTTGGTCCAGTCTTGGGGAGATTGCAAGCTGAATTGCTCCAGCCCCTTATTAACAGATGTTACAATATATTATTGAGACAAGAACAGTTACCTCCACCACCGCAAATTATTGCTGGTCAGGATATTGATATTGAATATGTATCTCCATTAGCTAAAGCACAAAGACAGACAGATGTTCAATCAACACTTCAGATGCTTCAGGTAGTCCAGCCAGTAGCTCAAATAGATCCTAGTATTATTGATCACTTAGATGGTGATGGCTTAATTAAACATTTATTAAAAAGCTTATCAATACCAGCTTCAGTAATACGATCAGAAGATGAAATACAAGCTAAGAGAAACGAGAAACAACAACAAGCTCAAGCTCAACAGCAAATGCAACAACAGATGCAACAATCTGAGGTGGCAAAAAATACAGCTCCTATGATTGAAGCTGTTAACCAAATGGACACAGAGGAGATCTAAATGGAAGATATAGTAAGCCCTGAAGAAGAACTAAAAAGAATGCATGTAATGTATGCAAATTTTAGTGAAAATGCGATTGGTCAAATTGTTCTCGATGATTTGAAAAAAAGATTTCATTACAATTCAACAACAGTCAAAACAGGCACAATAGATTCACACGAATTAGCATATGCAGAAGGTCAGCGATCTGTAGTGTTATTTCTCATAGCTATGGGAGAAATTGGTAAACAAGCTGAAAAATAAAATAGGAGAATAAATAAAAATGTCTGAAGAAGCGCAAGTAACTGAACAGGCAACTCCAGTAGAAGCCCCAGTGGAATCTACGGAGTCTGTTAGTCAAGAGCAAGTATCAGAATCTTCTTGGAGAGATAGTCTTCCAGAAGATATTAGAGATCACAAATCAATATCTCATTTCACTGATGTAGGAGCATTAGCAAAAAGTTATATGAATGCTCAGAGTATGATTGGAAAGGATAAAATAGTTATACCTGGTCAATCAGCTACAGAGGAAGAATGGAGAGAGACTTATACAAAGCTAGGCTTACCAGCCACCAGTAGCGAGTATCAGTTTGATTCAAATGCTGGTCTAGGTGAAAACATGGAGGTAGATGAAAATCTAATTGGCTGGTTTAAAGAGGTGGCACACAAGGTTGGATTAAACAACAGCCAAGCACAATCTTTAATTGAACAGTGGAATGCAAACAATTCTGAATTGGCAAGTATGAATGAAGAAACTGCTCGTCAATCTCAGGAAGCATCTGCTAAACAACTACGACAAGAGTGGGGGCAAGCTTATGACAATAACTTAGCCATGTCACAAAATGTCATAGATAAATTTTTTACTGGAGACAAAGAAGCTTTATTTGAAACTTCATTAGCTGACGGAACTAGACTTGGTGATAATGCTGAGTTTATTAAAATGATGGCTAGTGTAGGTGAGTTTATTAACTCACGAATAGGTGAAGATTCTATTGATGGGTTACAAGGTACAACTGCCTATAATCCAACTCAGTTAGAGGATGAATTGAAAAAGCTACAAGATCTTAACGGACCTTATGGCGATAAAAAACATCCTGAACACGATTCTTATGTAAGAAAGGTTTCGGAATTATACGAACAACTATATCCTGAAACCCAGTAGATAAGCGCAAGCCCTACTATCCTTACAAGATTAGGACAAGCTGAAAAGCCCCTCCGATAGCAGACGGATTCTGCATTCCTAAAACTTGGTCCATATTTATATGGGTAGCCTACTTAATTTTTTTTTAATCACAACTATAAGAGGTAAGTAATGTCTAATCAAATTACTACAGCATTTGTACAACAATTTAGTGCAAATATTCAGCTTCTTTCTCAACAGAAAGTAAGCTTACTTAGGGGTGCAGTTAGAGAAGAATCTATCAATGGCGAAAAAGCATTTTTTGATCAAGTGGGAAGCACCACAGCTCAATTAAGAACATCTCGTCACGCAGATACACCTTTAATTGAAACTCCTCATGCTAGGCGCATGGTCCTCACTTCAACTTATGAAGTAGCTGATTTAATAGACGATGCTGATAAAGTCCGTCTATTAACAGATCCTTCTTCTACTTATGCAAAAGCTATGGCTGGTGCAATGGGTAGAGCTATGGATGATGCTATTATTACAAGTGCAACAGGATCAGCCTTAACTGGAAAAACTGGATCATCTTCTGTAGCATTGCCTGGTGGTAATGTTATAGCAACTGGTGGTACTGGTTTAACAATTGCGAAACTTGTTTCTGCTAAAAAGAAACTTGATGAAGGAAATGTTGATCCATCTATCACAAGATATATTGCTGTTTCTCCAGAGCAAATTGAAGACCTATTAAATTCAACAACAGTAACTAGCTCAGACTTTAACACTGTTAAAGCTCTATCAACTGGTGAAATTGATTCATTTGTAGGCTTCAAATTTATCGTAACCAATAGACTTGGTTTAGACGGATCTGACAGAAAATGCTTTGCATGGGCTGAAGATGGTCTTCTATTGGGTGTTGGCAAAAATGTAACTTCTCGAATCGAGGAAAGAGCAGACAAGTCATACTCAACTCAAGTTTATTATTGTGCTGACTTTGGTGCTACCAGAATGGAAGAATCAAAAGTCGTACAAATCAACTGTGCTGAATAGGAGGTCTAAATGGCTAGTGTTAAAGCAACAAATATAACTAACATTGACGCATCTCCTTCTGTCTTAGCAAATGCTAGTGAAGTACATGGAGCAGTAAGAGTGTTTAAAGATACTTATGAAGCATCTTCACTCGGAGCTGGTTCTGACATCACAGTAGCAAGACTCCCAAAAGGAGCTAAAGTAGTGGACATTCATGTTAAAGCTGATGCTTTAGGTGGATCCGTTACTCTAGCTGTTGGTGACTCTGCTGATGCAGATCGCTACATCACAGCTCAATCAATGAACTCAGCTAACAAGCTTATTTCATTGTCTTCTGATGGTGTTATCGGTGGTATCGGTTATGAGATTGGTGATGTAACAGACATATTGATTACAACTGCTGGTGGCTCTGCTACTGGCACAATCACAAGTGTCGTTTACTACACAGTTAGTTAATAACTAAAGAATATGGGAGGAAGCGATTGCTCCTCCCATATTTACATAAGGATTTATTATGGCAACTTCAGATGTAGATATATGTAATTCAGCCCTCAATATGATAGGGGCTTCAACAATACTATCATTAACAGAAGACAGTAAAGTAGGTCGTATCTGTAACCAAAGATACCCACATGTAAGAGATGCCGTTTTTAGGGCGCATCCATGGAACTGTTTAATTAAAAGAACTCAATTGCCAGCAGACACAACTGCACCAGATTGGGAATTTGCTTATGCTTATTCTTTACCAGCAGATTGTTTACGAGTTTTAAGATTAGAATATCTTGATACTGTTTATAAAGTCGAAGGCAAAAAAATTGTAACAGACGAAGGCGCACCATTAAAAATACAATATGTTGCACAAGTAACAGATCCAATGCAGTACGATGAATTACTGGTAGAAGCTATAGCATCAAGATTAGCTTCTGATATTGCATACCCTGTTATCGGATCTAATACTTTATCAGCTCAGATGATGGATATTTATATGCTTAAATTATCTGAAGCAAGATTTGTTGACGCAACGGAAGGAATGCCAGGTGCTACTGATAATGTAGCTGATACTGGATCTATACAAGCACACACATTTATTAATTCAAGAAGGTAATAATGGCAAAATCTTCACCATCATTTAATGCTTTTACATCTGGAGAGTTAAGTGAAAAAATGTCAGGTAGAACTGACTTAGAAAAATATTTCACTGGTGCTACTCAAATGAAAAATTTACTTGTGCATCCTCATGGTGGTGTATCAAGAAGACCAGGAACTATATTTGTTAATGAAGTAAAATCTTCTGCAAATGCTGTTCGTCTTATTCCTTTTGAGTTTAATGTTACGCAAACTTATATCTTAGAGTTTGGTAACAACTATATTCGTTTTTATCGTGATGGTGGAATTATTGTTGATGGCGGTAACACCATTGTCGAAACAGCTACAACATACACATCTGCACAATTATCTGACATTAAGTTTGTTCAATCTGCCGATGTTATGTATCTAGTACATCCAGATCATCCTGTTAGAAAACTTACAAGAACAAGTCACATTAACTGGACCTTGACTGAAGTTATTTTCAAAAATGGTCCAATGATGGATATTAATTTAACTGCAACTACTATGCGAGCTTCTAGTCGTACTGGTACTGCTTTTATTTATGCAAGTGATGTTGTTGGCATAAACGATGGTCAAGGATTTTTAAGTACCGATGTAGGAAGACTTATTAAGGTCCATGATGGTATTACAAAGATTACATCATTAGTAACAACAACATTATCATCTGGCATAAGCAACTCAGCTACTTCATTTAATATTGCAAGCAACACAGGATTTCAAACAGACAGTCCTGGTGGATATTTTAAGATCGGTGATGAGATTATAAAATATAACTCTATGTCTGGAGGATCTGTAAACAATGGAGTGCAAAGAGGACAATTAGGTACAACAGCCGTAGCGCATAACTCTGGTGCTACTGTTACAAGCTTAACTTCTGTCAATACAACTATCCAAGAAAATGAAGACAATAGAACAGAGCTAATGCCATTCATTAGTAATAGTAAAATTAGTTTTGCAGAGGGTGATCCATCTTCAACTGGGCTAGAGCATAATGATAGAATAGTTAATAGTGATAAAAATTTTGTTACGGAAGGATTTAAAACAGGAATGTCTATTGAGGTTGCTGGAGCTTCAGATGTTCAAAACAATGCAACAATAGGAAGCTCAAGTTATCCTCCAAAATTAATTGTACAAGCTACAGAAGATACAATTTTATTAGCACCATCCGATGATTTAGTTAATGCAAATTCTGGATCTGCTATATCAATTAATGGTGCTTTAGAAGATGATTTAGATTGGTCATTGGGAGCATTCTCATCAACAACTGGTTATCCAAGAGCAATAGCATTTTATGAAGAAAGATTAGTTTTAGCTGGAACAAATTCAAATCCTCAAACTTTATTTTTTAGTAAAGGTGGAGACTTTGAAAACTTTGCATCTGGTGTAGCTGATGACGATGGATTAATCTATACAATAGGATCTAATCAGGTAAATGTTATTCGATATTTATCATCAAGTAGCTCTCTTCTTGTTGGAACATCTGGTGGTGAGTTTGCTGTTAGATCCTCTGGATCTGATGCACCATTATCACCAACATCTGCACAGATAAAAAGACAAGCCTATTATGGAACATCGAATGTCAGCCCTATACAAGTAGGTAATGTTACTTTGTTTGTACAACGAGCAAGAAGGAAGGTTAGAGAGCTAGTTTATAGTTTTGATACAGATTCATATACAGCTCCAGATTTAACGATCATGGCAGAGCATATAACGGCATCTGGCATAAAAGAAATGGCACATGCTCAAGAGCCAGATAACACAATTTGGTGTGTTTTAAATAATGGAAAACTTGCATGCATGACTTACCGAAGGGAAGAAAATATTGTTGCATGGCATGAACATACTCTTGGAGGATCTTGGACTGATACTTCTGTGTCTCCTAATGTAACTTATAATTATGGTGTAGTAGAAAGTATTGCAACTATCCCTGGTGAGTTAGATGAAGACGATATTTATGTTGTCGTAAAAAGAACAATAAATGGAGCAACAAAAAGATTTGTTGAACGATTTAACTTTTTTGATTTTGGAACTGATGTAAAAGATGCTTTCTTTGTTGATTCTGGATTATCATCTTACACATCAAATGCTTTTACATCCTTCTCTGGTCTTGGTCATTTAGAGGGACAAACATTATCGGTACTAGCTGACGGATCTACGCATCCTGATGTTGTTGTGTCTAGTGGATCTGTTACTTTAAATAGATCTGCAAAAACTGTTCACTTTGGATTAAAATATACATCTACACTTCAGACTATGCGAGTAGATGCTGGTGCAACTTTAGGAACATCACAAGGTAAAACAAAAAGGATCTATGATGTAACAATTAGATTGTTTAGGACTGTTGGATTAAAGATTGGACAAAGTTTGGCAACTAATGATCTTATTCCTTTTAGAAGCTCATCTGATGCTATGGACCAGCCATTAGATCTTTACACTGGAGACAAAACAATTGAGTTTACCTCTGGGTATGACAGCGATGGTTTTATATTTGTTGTTAGTGATCAGCCTTTGCCATTAACAATTTTATCTATTTATCCACGATTACAAACATTTGAGAAATAATGAAGTTAATACCTTTTATACCAACTCATATTGATTGGTTAGAAAAGCCATATGGATCTGCAACAGAAGATATGAGAAATCCAATTATTAATTGGAGAGATTGGGCTGATAAACATCAAGTAGACGGATCATCTTTTACAGCAATAGATGATCAAAACAGAATTGTTGCATGTGGTGGCATTATGGAACTGTGGAAGCATCATGGTGATGCATGGTTTTATGGAACACACCTATTGTCAAAAAACACAATATCAATTGTAAAAGTTACAAGAAGGGTAATGGATATAATTGCAAAGAATAATGAATTTAAAAGAGTGAGTACCCATGTCCTTACTGACTGGGATGAAGCAGTCCGATTCATTGAATTTTTAGGTTTTAAGCGAGAAGGCTTTCACCAAAAATACGGACCTAACGAAACAGACTATTACACATACGGAAAAATCTATAAGGAGTTTTAAATGGAAGCAGTTTTAATCGCTGGAGCTACAGCTACAGTAGGTGGCACCTACATGAGCTACAAAGCTTCAAAAAAAGCTGGCAAGCAACAACAAGAAGCCCAAGAGTTTAACGCAAAAGTTAATGAGAGAAATGCAAAAGTTTCTCGTTTATCTGCTGAAATAAAAAAAAGACAAACTGAACAAGATCTTATTGATTTTGATAAAGGCTTTGAAAGGCTTCAAAAATCTACTGCACAAGCTTACCGAGTAAATGGATTTAGAGCTGACACTGGTACACCATTAACAGTAATGCTTGATAATGCGTATGAGGGCGAAAAAGAAAAAGCTATGATTAAATACAACAGTCAGATTGCTCAAGCTCAGTTAGAGGAACAAGCAATACAAGGTGGTATGCAAGCTGATCTATCAAGAATGTACGGAGATCAAGCAAGAACTTCTGGAAAATATGGTGCATATTCAAGTCTACTTGGTGGGGTTTCAACTCTAAGTGGATTAGGTATGCAGTATGCCATGATTAGATAGGGAAACACAATGAAGATACCAAAATATACATCTACAACAAGAATGGGTACTGAGCCTGGTAATGTTAGTTTACAGATCCAACAAGATCCAAATGCATCAAGCCTTGGTGCTAGATCACAAATAGGTTTTGGACAAAGTGTTACAGAACTAGGTAAGCAAGTTTTTACTCTTGGGGCAAGATTACAAGAGATAAAAAACAATACAGAAGCATCAAGAATTAATAATGAATATACAAAAGCTGTCGCAGAGATTGATAGCTTTGTTCCTCAGGCACCATTTGGTTTTGATGTTGAAATGTGGGCTAAAACTGAAAAAGCAAAAGTAAAGAATGCATTATTAAAAGGTCAAGCTTATCAAGTAAACTATCCTGTTGGATCTATTCGAGATCCTCAAGATGGTTATAGTGGTAATGTTTATAACATGGTTAGTGATGGATCTGGTGGATCTATTCCAAATGCTATTGTAAAAAACAATGCCGTTAAAAAAGCTGTTGCAACTAGCTTTGCTCAAACAGATGTTAAAAGTGAAGTAGCTATTCAAGGAGCTTTAGCGACAAAATTATACAATGAAAAAATAGCCTTAAAAGATGAGACTGTAGAAAATCTTGAAGAAGCTTTTATTAACACTATGGACATGGATTATTATTACGATCTTTTTGGATCGGAAGAAGTAAAAGATGAAAATGGGAATATTCTTGTAGCTGGAAGAAATGGAATATTTATGGACTCTTTAGAACTTTATAATAACGATGAAGGTCTACGAGGAATGTTTACTGATAGAGAAGAATCTCAAGGAAGAATAGCAGATGCTTTAGTAACAAAACTAGATACATCTATAAGACTATCTGCAATGAATTATGACGATCCAGCAGACTTTAAAAAAGCTTATGAAGGCATAGAAGATTTAAGAAAAAGTTTAGAGCAAAAAGCTCCTGATGGAAGCTATCCTTTTTTACCTGATGTAAAAGGACTAAAAAGACAAGAGTTAATTAATAAGCTTATAACTGCTCAAGGTGAATCTACAAAAAAGATAGCTGATGTTTTAGAAAATGAATCTGCAATTTTTGAAAAAACAAGATCAAATACTAGTAATAAAAAAGTTTTAACTTATACAAAAGAATTTGAACCATTTATGGAAAATTCAAGTATTTTTGATCCGTCAAATGAAGATGCTAAAGATTTGCGAGCAAAATTTGATTTGTTGGATAATCAAATTCGTCAAGATTATAACGATGCTTTTCTTACAAAAGAACATAAAGATGATTTATTAGACATACATCAAAGGATAAGATCTGGAGATATTATTCCAAGCTCTATTGTAAGTTTAACAAACGCACAAGAATTAATTACATCTGCTTTTGATGAAGAAGACCTTAGAATCGTTAAAGAAAAAATAGGTGGTAATATAGATCTGAATGGAAAAGACAGATTAACTTTATTTAAGCAAATAGATAATTTAATTCTTAATACACCATCTGCACAATTCCAAAAAGAACTTGTTGGAAGACTAAAAGGTTTTACTGGTTTTGATTTAGGCATAGATATGATGGGTATGCCTAATGGCGATAAACTTACTTCAGGTCTTATAGTTAACTCATTTATTGAAAGAACAAATGAAGATTTAATAACTGGCAAATCAATAGAAAAAAAAGATATGATTCAAGCTTATAATGAAGCTGTAGAAAGTTTTGTTCAAGCAAATAAAAATTCATTAAATTCATTGTTATTATTAGCTGACGATGAAACTATGACTATGAATCCATATAGTGCTTTTGCATTGTCCAGAGAGACTATGACAAAACTTAGTAGCATAGCTGGTAATGATAATAATCTTAAATACCCTGATATTAATACTGGATCTGGAATGATTGATGCTTATAAAACACACAAGGATGCATTATTTGTTGACATGAAAACTTCTATAGAAGGATCAGAGTTAAGTAATGAAGATAAAGAAGCTGAATATAGAAAACTTAATAACCTAAAATTTTTAATTAAAAACTCCAGCATGGAAGATTTTACTATTCAATAATCCTATGACATTAAAAACAATTTACGATAACAGGGATTATAAAATAGATCCCAGCTCTGAGAGATTTCAGCATTTACAAAGTCTTGGCTACAATCCTTATGAGGTTATCTCAAATAATATTTCTATAAATCCAGAACAAGATTTTGGTGAAGATGGAAAACCATCTGTTATGTCTAATGGTGCTGAAATTTTATTTAATTATAAACTTGAAGACGGATCTTACCCAGTACGAGATTTGGTTAATAGATTTTATGACAAAGTAAAACCTGGGGGAATATACAATGTTTACAATCCTCCTGGATCTGATCAAAACAGACCTCCAGAAGCTAAGTTTAAAGACCTACAAACTGATGAAGAAAAAATGGAATACATGATTAATTGGATTTCAATGTGGGATATGAATCTTACCAATGGCATTATTCAAACAGCTAATATGAGAAACATGGATGATCAATCTCAATTAGATTTTTATAATTTATATGATTATTTTAGTGACAAAGCTGGTTTACCTACTTTTTCAAAAGATGGTGTTTGGAGGGTTGCTAAAGGCATTTTTACCGATCCTCTTAATTTAGTAGGATTAGGAATTTACAAACAAGGTGTACCTCTTATTGATGATCTTATAAAAAATTATGCTGGAAAAGATCTTGCGAGAACACTCTTAAAACACAACATGTCAAAAAGAACACTAGCATTTGTTGAAGGTGGTCTATGGATGGCTGTTGATGATGCAAATAGACAAGCTATGCAAATACAGTCTAATAATGATGCCTACGCAATAGATCAATCAATAGCTGGACTACCAAATGAAAAACCAACAAGCTATAATCCAGCACAAGGACTTACATCTTTTGGTATTGGAGGTATTTTTGGTCTTGGTCTTGGTGAGTTAGCAGAAACAGGAATACCTTTTGCCTATAACAAAGGTAAAGAATTTTTTCAAAGAGGACCAACATTTGATAAACCTAAAACTAATATTTTAGGATCTGGTCCTGTTGTACCAGTAAGTTTTAAATTAACCAAAAATGAAATTGGAATAATTAATAAATTAAATTTATCAAAAAAAGAAAAAAAGGATTTAACTGATAGAGTTAAAAAAATAAAAAGTAGATTTGCTGACAACGAAGATTTTATTAATCCAGATCTTGGTGGAGTAATAATAAAAAGAAATAAAAAAGGCGAACCTAAATATACATTTAAATGGGTTGATCCTAATACTGGAGAATTACCTAAATATAAATATCACATAACTCCAGAAGGTATGGATGACGAAACATATAAAAATCAGATTACTGAAAATGTTGTTAACGATATTAAAGAAGTTTTTCAGCGAGCCAGTGAGGGAGACGCAGAAGCACAACAAATAATTTCTAATGGTAATTGGTATAGAGCAATTCAAAACAGGCTTAGAACTGAGTATGGTGGTTTAGGTGATGTATTTGCTGATCTATTAGCAAGCACAAGTGCTGGTGTTGATGTTGCTCAAAATTTTAAAAACTCAAAAATAATTTTAGAAAAATTTACTAAGGGTGAATATGATCTAGAGATTGAAGCTTTTATTCAAAGAATGGAAGAGGGTGGAGACTTATCTAAATTTGAAAAAGATTTTCCATTAATATCTAACGATGCTGGTAAGCTATTTAATACCAATTCACCAAAAGCAACTATTTCTTTATTAGGTCTTTTTAGAGATATTCAAAGTGGTAAAAAACCAAAGACCATAAACTTTCTTGGAAATATAATGGGAATAAATCCAGATGCTACAATTGATGTATGGGCTAACAGATTTATTGGTAAACATGCTGGTGGTAAATGGTACCCAGCACATGCTGATGTTGTAATTAGTGGTGGATATAGAGGTGATCTTTCTACTGCTTTTGAAAGCCCAGACATTGGATCTGAGTTTGGTTTTGCTCAAGAAATATTTAGAAGAACAACTGATAGTTTACAAGGATCTGAACTTAATGAGTTTTTAGATTTGGAAAAACTTGAGCCTAGAGACATACAAGCTATTGCATGGTTTATTGAAAAAGATCGTTGGGATAAAGGTGGTTGGACAAATGAAGCTGGTGGTAGTTATGACACAGAACTTAATTTTGCTGGTCAAGTAGATCAAGAAAAAGTTAAAACATTAAGAAGTAAAATTAGATCTAAAAATACTTCACCTGAAGATAAAATAAAATTTCAAGAAGAGTTAGATCAACTTATTGCGCCACAGGAAAGATCTGTTGTTGGTGTTAGTAGACAGCAAGGTGATGTTACTCCAACAAATGTAGAACAAGCTCAATTAAGTGAAAACTTATCTGCACCATTAAAGGTCGATGACAATGTTAATGCTTTTCAATCTAATAATAATTTAGGTGTTTGGAAAGAGGGTGAAACTGTTGGCATGGAAAGATCCTTAAATATGGAAATTGTAACTAATCAAGACTGGGATAATACAGAATTTAAAAAGACATTTATAAATGAATTAAAAGAAAATAATCAATGGTCTGGTTTTATTGCTAAAACAAATAATAAACCTTTATCAGAACCAAATAATACACCTGGGTTTGAAATTTTCTTTGATAGGCAAGAAACAGCAGACACAAAAAATATAGAAAAATTAAAAGAGCTTTTATTAGAAAATGATGTTCCTTTTGCTTATATAACTGACAGTCGTTACAAAGATTTACCGAGAGTACAAGCTAGATCTAATGTAGATGCTGAAGCTGGTATTACTGGTATTAGAGTTATATATGTACCAGATTATGACGATGCTTTTGATCCAGCAAGGGCTGAAGATATTAAAAATGAAATAATGTTTAAATATTTAGATTTACTTGAAAAAATAGAAAAGGAAGACTATATTAGAACTTCGCAGTTACTACATTTTAGTTTAGAAGTGTTTAATAAAGGCAAGGATTACTAATGGCATTACCAACTGAAACAATTGAATTAATCAAAAAAAGGTACGGAGAGAACTCCAGAACCTATAAAATGGTTATGGAAAATCAAACTGATGAATCAGAACAGTTAACTGTTACTGGATCTATGCATTTAAGACCTGAGTTAGATGTAGAAAATAGTAGCTAATGTCGTAAAATCATATTATAAAAATATATATTAGGATGCTTATGCATCCTTTTTTTATACCCAAACATGAATGAAGTAGAAGAGCTGGCTTTGGACTCCGTAGCAACTGGTGGTCCAGAAGAGGTACTTACAGAACAAGCAAACAACAATCCAGATGTCCCTAAAGTGGATCCTGTTGAGACTACTGCTTTGCCTGAAGAAACACCTCAAAATCCTGTTATAAATGAATTTACTGATGAAGATGTAGAGTCATCTTTAATAAATAAAAATGAGCCAATACCATTTGTTCCATTTGAAGATAGTCCATTTGCTTATGATTTTTATAACAACGAAGAACTTCAGTTTGCTGGTCTTGGAAAAAGCGCACAAGAGGTTGTTAAACTTTTAAAAGACAATGGTGAAAATTTACCTCTTGTTGGCGGTTGGTTTAAAGAAAGAAAATTATACGAACAAAAGAAAAAAGAATTTGAAGAAAATACTAACAGAGTATTAGACGATAAAACTTTAACAAATCAAGAACAAGCTGATCTAATAAAGAAAGAGTTAAAAGAAAAAGGCATTACTTATGGTGAGGATGCTAACAATCTTTTATTAGTAACTGGACAAGGATCCGATCTTGTTAATGATATAACAAAACAAGTTTACGAAGATCCTAGATTAACTAATGGCATACTTGGTGGTAATAGAGTTTATGGTGCTAAAGGGGATAGAAAATATCCTGATGAAGAGTTTATAGATAAAACTATCTCTTATGTTGCTAATCAATATAGAGCTGGTATAAAAGCTCAGTCAGGTGGTGTTGATACATTAACAACAGAAACCATGCGTCAAATATCAGATTTAACTTTGTTAACTGATAGCTCTATTGAAAAAAACTTACTTAATTTAAAATCTGGTCAGCTCCCAGATCTTCCTACAATTTTTGCAATGCGAGATGTCTTTAATATTGAGACGATGAAGCTTGATAAAATGATTAATGATTTGGACACCAATGCTGGTCCAGAAGATTATTTAAATGTTAGAGAACAATTAGAGCTTGTTGCAAACTTACAGATGAAAATATCTGGAATTAAAACAGATATTGGTAGAGCATTAAGATCATTTCAAGAACCTTCAAGGCTTGGTCCTGATGGTCAACTTATTCAAGTCCAAAGTAGACCAGATACTTTTACGACAAAAAAATCTGATCAAACAGATATGGTCCCAGATCCTATTGAGTTATCAGAAGGTCTTGAGTCTACACTTAATAGATTAGGTGGGCTTGAAGGCATGAAAAAGTTTTTTGTGGCTTATAAGTCAATGCCACATAAACATGGCAAAATGAAATTGTTGAAAGATTTTAATTCTTTCAACACAAATGCAACTGGTGATCTTAACAAAGTAGGATTGTTTTTTGACAATATTTCTGAGTATTGGATGAATGCTTTGTTAAGCTCTCCTCTTACACATGCAAGAAATATGGTTGGTAATTTCTTAATGTTATCAAAAGAAATTCTTGAAGATTATGCTATTGGAACAGTTAATACTGTTACTGGAAGAGGTGGCAGACAATTTCAAGATGTGCATGCATCTGCTGGTGCTGTAGTTATGGCATTTATGGAAGCAGTGAATAGCTCAGTATTGTCATTTAAAACTGGAATTAAACCAGGACAAATTGCAGACACAAGTAAAATTGATGTTGGACAAAGAAGAAACTCTATATCTTCTGAAAATTGGCAAGCCAATATGGACACACCAATGATTGGTGTTGCAATTGACAATATTGGAAAAACCATAAACATACCGACTGATATGTTAGATGCTGAAGATACTTTTTTTAAAGTATTAGCTCAAAGATATTACATATCATTGGAAGCAAGAAAAAGTGCAAGATCAAGAGGTTTAATTGGCGATGATGCTTTAGATTATGTAACTGAATTTATTGTTGATCCTCCTCAAAATGCTCTAATAGATTCGCAAAAAAAATCTAATTATTTAGTTTTCCAAGAAGAGATAGATGGTATTGCAAAAGGTCTTGCTAAAGCAAGAGACATACCTGGTATAAGATATTTAATTCCTTTTTTTAAAACACCATACAATATTACAAGAGTAACTTTTCGAGATGGAACTCCATTAGGTGTTATGTTTTCAAAAGAACAACGAGCTTTGTTTATGAGGTCTCCTGAAGACAGAGAAAAGATGTTAACAAGGATGGCTACTGGTATGACAGCAATAGCTATTGGTAGTTATTTAGCTTCAGAAGAAGTAATTATTGAAGAAGATGTTACTGTTCCAAAAGGAACTTCAGCTCTAAGAGAAGAGCAATTTAGAGATAAAAATTTACAATCTTATAATACCATGCTTGATCAAAGAGGTATTCCATCTTATGCAGTTTATACTGGAGAAGATAAGAATGGAAATCCCACATACAGATCTATAAGATCATTAGAACCTTTTTCAAGCTTTGTTGGAATAGGTGTAGATTTTTACAAAATATTTAACGATCCAGATCTGTATGGAACTGAACAAGAAGCTGATGCTTATAAAGTTTTTGTTGGGGTAGCTACAGCCCTAGGTAACTCAATACAAAATAAGTCTTTTACACAAACTGTTGATAGAACTTTTGATTTGTTACAAGGCGATGTAAACATGGAAAATTTTGCTAAAGGTTTTGCAACTTCTTTTATACCAGCAATTGTCAGACAAATAGGTGATTTGGAAGATCCAGTAAGTAGACAAGCTTTAACACTTTGGGACACATTTGCGAGAACAGTGCCAGGTGTTAGAAAACTAAGTCCTCCAAAACTAGATCTTAATGGTGATCCAAGAGTAAGAACTACAACTGTTATTAATCCATTTAAAAAGACAACAGTAAAAAGAGATGAATTTACTAACCTTGAAAAAAATGAATGGATGGTATTAGGTCGCGCACCAAAATTACCATCTAATAAAATTTCAACAAACTTTGGTGTTGGTCAAATTGAAATCAAGGATAAATATTTATTGCATGAAATTCATCAAGAGTTTGCAAAATCTTACAAGAAGAATATGGAACTATTTACTAAGGTTGACTACCTATACAAGCTTAACAAAAAGAGATGGATAGAAAGTAATTATACCGACATTGAGTCCAGAGACATTGCTATGGCAAGGGTAAATGTAAAGGTAGATGAACTTAGAAAAGCAGTCATACAAAATATGTTTTATCAGCCTAATAAATATAAGTATGGAATAAAACTTAAAAAATTAATTAACGAAAAAAGAGAGAAAAAAGCTAACAAACAAAAAAGAAAAGTGGGACTTAAATAATGACATTATCAACAACATCAAACAAGGTATCGTTTTCAGGTAACGGCAATACAACTGTCTTTGCTTATAACTTTAAAATACTAGCAAGCTCAGATCTTAAAGTTTACATAAGATCTGCTACTGGAACTGAAACCTTAAAAACAATTACAACTCATTATAATGTATCAGGTGTAGGATCTGCTTCTGGTGGTAATGTAACTTTTACTGGTGGCAACACACCAGCTAATGGTGAGACTGTAATAATACAAAGAGTAGTACCTTTAACTCAAACACATGATTATGTAGAGAATGATCCTTTCCCAGCCGAGTCCCACGAGGAAGGTTTAGATCGTCTTACAATGCATGTGCAACAGCTACAGGAAGAAGTCGATAGATCCATCAAAGCTTCTGTAACAAATACCATTTCTTCAACTGAATTTACTAATGACGCAACTGACAGAGCTAACAAATTATTTGCTTTTGATTCATCTGGCGATATTTCAATTGCTACAAGTATTGGGACTAATAGAGGTAACTGGGCTTCAGGCACAGATTATAATGAAAGAGATCTTGTTAAAGACACATCTACAAATAATGTCTTTCAAGTTAACAGTACACACACATCCTCTGGGTCCCAGCCCCTAACAACTAATCCTAATGCATCTAAATATACTTTATTGGTGGATAGTGAATCGGCATCTGCTTCCGCTACAGCATCCCAAAACTCTGCTGTTGCTTCTCAAAATTCTGCTACGGCTTCTCAAAATTCTGCGACAGCTAGTGCAACTAGCGAAGCAAATGCTTTAACCCATAGCAATACTGCAAGTAATCATGTTGCTACAGCTCTTAGTCATAGTAATACTGCTGGTACCCATGCCACAAATTCATCTAATTCTGCAACAGCATCTTCAAATTCTGCTACAGCAAGTGCATTAAATTTAACCAACTTTGAAAAACAATATCTTGGATCTAAATCATCACCTCCAACAACAGACAATGATGGTAATAATCTTGATGCTACATACGAAGGCACATTGTATTTTAACTCATCCAATGATGAGCTTTATGTTTGGAGTGGATCTGCATGGGGACAAGCTTCTTTCAGTGCTGGTGGTTTCTTATCAGCTAATAATAATTTATCTGATGTTGCTAATGCTGGTACATCTAGGACCAACTTAGGTCTTGGAACAGCATCAACTTTAAATGTTGGTACAAGCGCAAATAATATTCCTCAACTTGATGGTAATGCAAAACTACCAGCAGTCGATGGATCTAACTTAACAGGGTTATCCTCTGGTACTGATGCTATCAATATGGTTGTTGCATCTGGATCAGATGCTATATCTGTTGGTAATGTTGTAACAAGAGAAAGTAATGGCGAAACAGCTAAAGTTAAGAAAACAACAACAACTCAAAATTTAGCTTTAGGACAAGCAACAGTTAATACTGCTATGCCAAGTGGTAGTTACGATTGGAGTGGATCATCATCTTACTACGCACAATATCCAGGACATGCTGATGCTATAGCAAATGACAGTGGAAAATATATTATTGTCTATAGAGCTGGAACTCATACTCGTATTCAGATTTTTAATTACGATAGTGCGTCATCAACTTGGTCAACGCACACAGGACAAAACAGAAGCCTTTCTACCCCAGACAGTACCTACACAAGTGGTCCAGCCTTTCAAGGAGCTGGAGGTAATTTTAACGGAGAAGCAAGTCTTCATTATCTTCGTTGGCAAAAAAATATGAACGCATCTGCTGGTGGAACTTACTTAATTATTTGGCATTATAATCACAGTGCTGGAAATATGAATAGATATGTAACACCCATGACTATTGATGCAAATGATCATGTTACTCTTTATAACAGAATGGCAATTATTCAAGGTCCGTCAGGCATGCCAAATGCTACATCATCGGCATATTTTACAACTGATACATCTGTAATAAGTATGACAACTGATAAAGCAACACTTGTTACTGCTGGTCAACATTATGTATATTGGACACATCCTTATGCATCATATTTTGTAATGGCTACTAACGAAATAACATGGACTGGATCAGCATACCAACAAAATTATACAAGCAGACAATATTTCACAAGTATAAATGGGAACTCATCACAGAATACATCAACGCCAAGACCTGTTCGAGTTATGTATGATTATACGACAGGAAGGCTTGGTACTTTTTGGTTAGATAATAATAGACGAAATAGATTTACTGTATGGGAAAATACAGGAACATCAAGCTCTCCAACATGGACACCACAATACACAGAACAATTAACAACAGATAATAACAATGGAACATTTGATAACAATGCTCAGTGGTATAGCCAATTCCAAAAAGCTGATGGTAAAGGTAGAGTTTTATTTTCTTACAGACATACCTATTATTCGCCAAGCACAAGCTATGGAGCTAAATGGCTTGCTATAAGTATGGGAGCATCATCTTTAACAATTCAAACTGTTATAAATCATAATAGCACAAACTCTTCACATCATTCTGCACCAGTACAATCTTTTCATTATGACTATTTAAATGATCGCTACATTATTCCTTCTTCACATAACTTGCATCAAGTCGGTCAAGGTCAACATATGCGTATCTATATTCCAGACGGAACTGGTATAACACAAGACAGTGCTGTAAGTGGTGGAGGTAATAGTAATGCTTACCAATGGGGAAGGGCTTTAGCTATTGTTGATACTATGTCTATTTCAAGTATTACAAGTGCTAATGCTGGTAAATGGTTACAGATAAACGACACTGATACTTCAACATATTCATCACTGTCTGCTAATGGTCAAAATTCTTTTTATAGTGCTGGTAACATTCCTCATACCTTAACGACAAACAGTACAAATAAAGCTTTGGCATTTGGCTTTGCTCAAAAAGGTGGTAGTGCTGGTAGTACAATTTCAGTGTTACCATTTGACAGTGAAAGTATTGAACAAAACCAATCATCTTTAACACATGGTACAAAATATTATGTAAGCTCAACAGGAGCATTGTCTACAGCTACAACTCCAGATGCAAGTATTTACAATGATCCTGATAACCCATTTGTTGGTGAAGCTATTCACACAACTAATTTAAGATTACCTTCAAAAGAAGTCTCTGGTGGTGGTGGTAGTAGTGACGCTAGAATATTCTGTGGTTCTTATGATTTTAGAGTAGATGGTTCTAGCACAGCACAAAATGTTTTAATTAGTTTACCATCAGATTATACCGCATCTAATGTAAGGTCGTATGAAATACATTATCATGGCATAGGCTTTGCTTCAGATGGTAATTTTTTATGTATGTTACCTTACAATGGTTCATCAAGTGTTTATAATATTTCATATAATACTTTTGTTAAAATACAAACAAATTCTGGTAATCCATCAAATAACAGTAAAACACAATCTACTGCATTTATAATTAATTGGAATTCAACCACTTATGATTTGTATAGTGCAAATACACCTAATCAAGAAAAACAAACTTATGATAACAATTCAGGTCATGGAGGACAGCTAACGGGTGATGGTGTTTATACAAATTCTTTAAAAAATGGCAGTTTTCATAATGTCTCTTCATGGAGGTATGGTAGTGGTAACAATCATCACGCAAAAGGTATATACACACATTCTGCAAGTAGCACAAACTCAACTACAAATTATGCAGATGGGTTTTATTTTTATGTAGGAAATGACAGCCAAGCAGTACAAAGCGTAGCAATTACGGAGGGCGTAATATCAGTTTACGCAATTATAGGTTAGGAGAAAATTATGGCAACACAAAGAGTATATAATGCAACAACAAAACAATATGTCGATATAGATGTAACTATTACACCAGATGAAGATGCGACTTTAGAAGATAGAAAAAAAGATTTTAGATTAGATAGAAACATATTGTTAAAAGATACTGATTGGGCATTAGCTTCTGATAGCCCTTTAACAGATGAACAAAAGACCGAAGCTACAACATATCGACAAGCATTAAGAGATTTACCAGCACAAGAAGGTTTTCCAGATGTTGAGTTTCCAACTAAACCAGATTTTTTATAGGAGATAATGATGCCAAATTTATTAACAATGAAAGAAGCAAATCAAGTGGTTTGTAATGTTGAAGATGGAATTACTATTGAAGAACATACAAATGAAAGTGATCAAAAAAAAATAGGTCTTAAATCAGACGAAGCAAATCAATTCTTCTTTTTTTATTCAGATCTAAATTTAGAAAATGCAGACATACATATGGGTGCATCACATGACTTACCAGAAGATTTTGAAAGTTTTAAATATTGTTATACACCAGAAGATGGTTTTACTTTAAATCCTAAGTTTGTTGTATCTAATGTAGAAGAAGATCCAATTGAACTCCCAACAGAAGAAGGACAAGAAATGCCAGAGCCATCTGGTAACTTGGGAAGAACTATAACCTATCAAGATGGAAGCAAAACAATAGTAAGTGCAACAGGCGAAGTTACACAAGTGGATGCTCCATAATGCCTAGAACAACTGTTGCAGATATAGACAAGAAAGTGGCTGTCCTAGAACAAGCTCTTATGGACCATCAACGATCATGTGAAAGTCTATCAATAGAAACTTTAAGCAGAGTAAAAAGATTAGAGTATCTTTTATTTGCAACATTATTTTCAGTCCTAGGTGGGACTGTCTTAGTCGTAATACAAAACATATAAGGAGAGATTATGAAATATTTAATTACAATTATGATTGCTATTTTGATTACTGCATGTGCAGAGCCAGGTAGTGTAAATGTTTCTACTGTAACACCAGCAGAAACAGATCTAAAAATAACAATCGAATCTACAAG